GTGTATATAAGCGTGGTGTCAAGTAAATAAAACCTTTTACACCCTCCCCCTTCCTCGGGGCGTCGCCCATCGGAGCAAGTCGAGTTTTATAAATTTATAATTTTAAATTGATAGTAATTATATATATAATTTACCATGCTCACACCATGCTGTGGGGCTATGCCCACGAGTGGGTGACAGGGTGATTTGATATGCCCTCACATTGCATGTGGGGATACCATCTGACATTGATTGTAGGGGCATGCCCTCACAATATGTTTTGGGGTTATCTATTTTGTTGTAAATTCTTTTGTTTGTCATGATATTTAATTTAGCAATAAATCACATTTTTTGTTAATTTCGCTATCATTAAATACTGTTTTCTGATAGAATAGAGAGTATAAACAATAACACTCTAAGAGAGGGGAACATAAAAAATGAAGACTACAAACAAGCAAGCTAGCACCTTTGTTAACGCAAAACAGAAGTTTGAAGCAAGCAATCTGAACGGTATTCATAAAGGCACGCTATACATAGTTTATTCTTATGGCTGGTATCCGCTTTTTGTATATAGCAGGGAAGACAATATTTGGCTAGAGAATTCAGATAAATACAGCCCTTCTACTTCAAGACAACAAAGCCAATCGCGTCCAGATTGCGAAACGGTGAAAGTAACTCATGAAGGACTAAGGAATTTAATCGCCGTATACGGTAGAGGCGAAATAAGAAACATCGCTTAAAACTTCCCCTTGCGCCTTATAAGTAAGGCGCAATGATGAATTTTTAAACTAACCGTAATAAATAGGTAAAAAAAATGAATAAATTTCTAGAGTCAAATATGTTTTATCATAAATCTTTAAAAGATTCAAAAGGTAATCCATTAAAAGCTAAAAGAAACGGTCAAAATAAGCTATGGAAAACAAGACCAAATGATTTCCAAATACCTGTAAAGAGGGGGTTATATGATTTCGGATATATCAACCAAGATAACTGCCTAGAATGGACGGTTTGAGTATTCCCCTTGCGCCTTATGAATAGGGCGCAATGATGAATTTTTAAACTAAAGATAATTAGAAAAGGAAATTAAAATGTATAAAAAACTAAGTGAATTTAAAATAGATAGTTCTATCGCTAGAACACTTGCCGAACAAGCGTGGGGACGTGGGGGCACTCATTCTTATAAGACAACAAGGAAAGGGATTTACTATTTTTCTTGCAGCGGTCACGGCGGTTACGTAGTTGATAAAAAATTATTAGATTCTGGTGAATTACATTTCATTAATAAGTTTGTAAATTCTCAAAAAATAAGAATATTAGGCGAATATAATAAAGGGGAAAAATACGTTTTAGATTATGTAGGACCAGATTCTCAAAAAACAAAATGGAGAGCAAACCCAATAACAAGGGATTATTTCCAAGAGGAATATGAGTTTTATTTATTCGAGGAAGATTGCGCTTGGTCGATTCTAGAGAAGTTCACTGGAATACGTTCAGAAGGATTTAAGGCAACGGCAGAAGAGCGCAAGCAAATGATAGATCAAACATTTATGAATTGGTACGGCAGGAAACAAGCTTAAATATTCCCCTTGCACCTTAGAAATAGGGTGCAATGATGAATTTTTAAACTAAAAAGGTTTAGACATGGATAAAATGCAAGAAAATAGAGAATCACTTAATCAACTAATACATACACAAAATAATTTAATAAACTCTTACTTAGAGGTAAGAGGGGAAGCAATTAAATTGGGTATAGAAATTTCTGGATTGGATGAAAAGCTTGAAAAGCTAAAAGAAGATCTAAAAGGATTCGAAACAATAAAGAGAATGATAAAGGATTTATGAATATAAAAGACTTGAACGGACTAGCAATAAAGAAGGCTTTAAGGGCTCAATCAGCAAGCTACAGATACCACAATAAGAATAAATCAGGGGGCAATTTCGGTATCAATATAAGGGGATTAAAAGGAGCTGATTTTGAGATTTCAGGAGATTACGATACAGAAGGAAATGTAAGGCAGTTGCGTTTTGGATACCTATATCAGCATGGTATTTCAATCCCTGAAATGAGCTTTGATGATCTTATGCTATTCATAACAAAGGCAGTTCTAAAGATAGAAAACAAAGGCACTGCAATAACTTTTGCAGTGAAAGACTTAGAGGTAATGCCGTGAGGGAAATGAGCAAGTCAACGCAAATTAAGTGGCGAATTTTGGACATGCAAATAGAGTTGAAAGACCCTACAATTGAAAAAAGACTCCAAGAACACTACGAGAAGCTTGTAGTAATTTATGGAGAACTTGAGGAAATTTATTCAAAAGAAGAGGAGTTAAAAGATGAATATCAAAGAAAGCAAAGTGCAAGAAGCCTATAGAAGAATTGTAAAAATTCTTTTAGATCTAGAAGTTGATCTATACGTATGCGACGACGACAAAAACACATTTAAAAGGGTTATGGAGATAGGAATAAACGGCCCTTCAATACAGCTTTCAACAAATGATTATGCTGAGGAACTATGGTGCGATAATGAAGAAAAGAGTGGGACAACAGAAGGAAAAGAGGTTTCTGTTGCCCCTGGACAAATATCCGCTAATCTGAGGAGAAAATAGGATATGCTAGAAGATATAAATCATTTTACTGGAACAGACAAGTATTATAAACACTTTTTGGGAATTCTTTTCACTGATGGAATAAAATACGTTGCTGATGAGGCAGGGGCGTATTGGCTCATTGACGCAATAGCAAGCTATCAGCCTAGACTTAGGCAAGAGGAATTTCAATCTTGGACGCTTAAAAAGAATGAAAATGACTCATGGACATTGAGTGCTACAGATGGAAACGATAGGGAATTAGTAAGACAAGAAATTGAATTCAGCGATTTCCCTAGGGATAAAATGAATTTTTTCCTTTGCAATAAAACTCTTATGCTACCTTCTGAATACTAGAAAAATGAACTATCTGGAATTCCCAGAAGGTTGCAAATTCAGGAAGGGGAAAACCCCCTTCACTGAATTAAAAAACAGAATATCTTTGAAATTAAATTCAGCAAAAACTATTATTTAGTGATAAATCAGAGGGCTAATTATGGCAGAGTTAAAAGGAATTGACGCACACGGCAACGACTGGAAATTAAGTATATGCGTTACCAATCCCAGATATACAAATAGATATGAGCTGGTATTTAGTTTTAATGGCGTAGACTTCCCTATACGAAAATATAGCACGTATCAAGGGGCGTTAGAGACTTGGAGCTTTCTAAAAAAGCTATGCAAGTACGGAACAAATATTGAGGACATCAAAAGATTTCCTATAAACACAAAGGACTCACCAAATGGATAAGATTATTATCAATGTTGACCAGGAAGACCGCCTATTCATGGAAAAAGAATGCGAAAAAACTAAGCACACATTCCATTCATTTTTTAAGATGCTTCTAGATCTTTATAAGAAGCCTGTAGAGACAAAAGAATTACCAAAGCAAGTCAACACACCAATCGCGCAAGACGAACCGTTAAAGACCCCTAAAAAGCAAGATCAGAGAAAAGTAAATGGCAAAGAAAATAGCAGTAAAGGCAGCGACCAATAACAAGCCTGCGCCAAATAAAGTCGTCACGGTTAAAAGCGATATAGTATCGCCTGCCTTGACCGTCCAAAAGACTCATATAGCTACTCCCTTTATCTACCCAGGCACGGAAATTCCCAGATATGGCGTAGTGGTAGAGATAGACCCTTTAAAGAAAGAGCATAAAAAGTTTTTAAAATCTTTGGAAGATCTCGCCACCGAGCATGCCGTAGATACTATTGGACATACTGATAACGATATGATTTTTATCAAATTTCAGACAAAAGAAGTTCTAAAGGTATTCGTAGAGGAACCTGATTTAAAACCCCCTTCTGAAATCCAATTGGATTCTGAAATACCATACTCTAGTCAAGTCATTATCCATTTTGATTTGAACGTTTATTATAACGTCAAGGAGCGGAAAAAAGGGTTTAACTTTTGCCCGACTAAAGTAATCCTGAAATTAGATAAAAAAACTAAAAAGCTGGTAGAGGTTACTAATGTCAAAGCTGTTAAAAATAGTAGGATTGGACCCAGGGTTAAGGCAAACGGGGGTGGCGTGCCTAAATTGGGACAGCGAAAGCAACGAAATTTGGATAAATCATTGTAATGTTTTACGCACGCCTGAAAAATTCAAAGGCGTAGATGCAATTTATTATATGATTAATCTTGTTAAAGAATTTTCTTTGAAAGAAGAGATAAGAGAAGCCGACAGAGTTGTAGTAGAATTTCCTGCTGCTTACTATAACCCTAAGTTTTCGGCTGGCACAATGAGTCCATTAAGTGGAGTAGCTGGGGCTGCTTATGCTTTTTTGAACAATTGTGACGAAGACCCTTCCTTCAATCGCGCTGAGTTTGTTTACCCTGCCGTATGGAATAGAAGAAAGAATAAAACCAATACTCGCGCTCTCGTAGAGTCTTTGGTTGGAGATAATACAAATTGGGAATTTGACCAAGTGATAAAAAATCCCAAAATGTATGAGCATGTCATCGACGCTGTAGGTATGGCCTATTACGTATTTGAGAGGGATTTCCTTAACTCGTAGGCTGTGCAATTGCGTTATAAACGATTACCCAGTTATAAGTCTTAGCCGTTTCACCTGTTACTGTAAGGCTTACTGCCTCGTTAATGGTATCAGCAATTAAGTCAAAAGTAGGTAGTCCAGTGCTATCGCGGTTAACGTTTACCAGGGGAACAAAAACCTGCAATACGCTACCCCCTGTGGGACGGTGAAACGTTCCTAAGAAGTCGCCTCCGACTGATTCTGTAGCGTCATCACGTAAACCAACAAATCGACCGCTTATAGTCACTGCGCTGGACTCATTTACTGGTATGCTGGCAGCAACTACAGGGGTTGCCCCTACGGTTATCGCTGTTGTTTCCTGTAGGATCTGCTGGCTGAGCTTTTCAGGGGTAATAGCTCCATCCTGAATGCCATTAGTCCCTATAGGAACGCCATTATCAGGGGCTCCGCTATGATCGTGAGAATCTATATTATTTAAACCTGCTGAAAACGCCTCGGAGTAGGCTTCTTCACCATCGGAAGGCTTAAAAATTGACATATTTGGCGTTCTAGTTCCCATATCCTACCTATATTTTTCTAACATTTGCTCTAATGAAATACCGCGATTTATTCTCGCCTGCAACACAGCCTTATCCCCTAGAGGCAACTGTGGATCGTTCTCAATTTCTGCTACAGCGTCCCTTCTCTCTTGCGGATCTAAAAGAATACCATTCTTATAGGAAGGTTTTTCAGATATTGCAGCTATAACACCTTCAACGCCACCCCTTAGAGCTAAATTTCTGTTGAATTGTCCCAAAGCATCTGGCCTTGTAGCACCTCTTAGCATAGATGTAAGGGCAGCGACACCACCTGCACCTGCTGCTGTATTTCCTAATCCTACGGCCTGGGTAGCTAAAAATCCACCAAGACCTCCCTTCATGGAAGTAGCTTTCTTTCCTATGTCTTTGTAAAAATTAGGATTCTCGAAAGATTGCGCCATTTTTCCTACTTGAGGAGGGGGAGGCAATGGCGTTGGGGTAGGGCGTGCATTTGAAGGGGGAATGCTTCTGGAAATGTAGGGGTTTTTGACTCCAACGGCATTTGACATTTTGGAGGCCAATCTTTCGGCTGCATCGTTCACATTAAGCATAAAATCGCCTGTAGCAGGCACGGATTTATTAGCTGCGGAAATAGCCGAGTCCTTAATATTTTTTACATAATCAATAGCCTTGTTATAGGCTTTTTGCGTGTCCGATTGAGCTTGAGAGAGTGCAATGCCAGGGTAATTTTTTTGTAGTCCCTTTTGGAATTTAGTAAGGGAATTTCCCAGCTCATTGACCAATCCCTTATAGACTGGGGAATTGTAAACCACCTGAGCAAGTAGCTGATTGAGATGACCTTTTTCATAGGCTTGAGCAAAATCTTCTGGGGACATCTTATTTACGACATCCTCAACGCTCTTGAATAACTTCCCTTTAAAACCTTGGAATGCCTGTTTATTTACTCCTTCCTGCGCCAATTTATCAATCATCGGAATGTCATTCACCATCGCATCAATAGTTCTCGACATCTCTTTTTGATATTGCTTGAAGATTTTTGGAGTTACCTTTTCTTTTGCAACGGCCTGACCTACTCTTAAAGGCAGATTTTCAACTATATGTTCTCTAAATCTAGTCAGGAAAGGTCTTTCTACATCGGAAGCGGTCTTTAATCGGGATTCAATGACACGGTAGATCTTCTTTATGTCACCCTCTTTGACTACTTCTGGAAGACCTTTCTCAACTGTTTCAAAGAATTTAATTAATCCATTTGCCTCAGAAGAGCCTGCAATCGGAGAGACATTGATTTCCGCATTAATGAAGCCTGGAACGTTTAAAGCGTTTTTCCCCACACCGACTTTGGGTAAGTTCGAATCTAGACCCGTCAGCTTTTTCTCCATTGTTTGCGTGAAGGCTGTTTGAGCCTTCTCATTTGCCTCCCCGATTCGGCTGACCTGCTCAGGATGTTGTCTCAAGGCAGATCTTTCACCAGCGACCTTTTGTAACTTTCCTACTCCATAACCTATGCCTGCACCGATACCAGCGTTCTTTGCTGCTCCCATAGGATCTTCATAGATAGGCTTTTCCCCTGCAATCGACCCAATAGCTGCCCCTGCCAAAACTGGCCTTCCTTTCAATCCTTTTGGAAGTGGAGTAGCCAAGTCAGCTCCGAAAGAAGTTAATCCACCAGCAAGAGCGGAATAAGGGTTTTCCTGCTCTAGTTCATGCAATCCCTCTCTAGCCCCTCTATTCCTGGCTTCAAGATTTTCATACATTCTAGAGAGAAATCCCATGTCCTCTTGGCCTTCTCTAGTGGAGACTGCTCGGCCTGCTGCAAAAGCTGGATTAACCACATAGTCGTTAATTGCCTTTGGGATCATCGTTTGCCCGAAATTTCTAAGGAACGTATAGGCTTCTGGGCTCGTAGCCTTAGCTAAATCTTTTTCTGCCTGCTTAGCCCCTGTTCTTAACTCTCTCGCGCCTTTCGATTCAAATAATGAATAGGCAGCATCATCACTGAGGGGCTCCGCACGTCCATCTTTTAAATGAATGGTCTTAGTCTTCTTATCAATGTAATCGACTTCTGGCTGTATTATAGGCATTATCTTACCTTATTTTTATACGCATCTGGATTTTGCATAATGTCTTTATTCACGGAGTTAACCGAGCGTAGAATTTGACGCTCTTGCACTGGGAAAGCTTCCTGAATAGGATCTCGGATAAATCCGTATCCGACCAATTCCTCTTGGATTTTCCTGTTCATGATGTTTCTTAGGTTTCTGGCGTTCTCTGCCCAGCCTTCCGTACCAGCGGAGAGGAATTGAGTTGCGGAGGTAGGATCGAACATAATTCCAGACCAGTGCTTCATGACGTTCTCTGTCAAACGAGAGCCTTTAAGAACGGCAGTGTTATAGTTGTTTTGGAGAGCTTTGACTGACTGTTGGAGAGCATCGAGAGCGTTAACTTTCTTAACTTTTCCATCCCTTCCGACAATATCAAGCTCAACTTTCTTACCTGAGACACCTGGAACTTTTGCCATCATCGAAAGCACATCTCCCAGGGTAGAATTAGCCAATTTATCTGGGGAATTATTCTCTAAGAACTTGTAATCGCTTCTTAAAATATTCCATACGCCTGGATCTTGATCTTGAATAGCTAAAATAATTTCTTCAACGTCATTCAGTGCTTTATTAAAGTTCCCTACGTCCCCGATTAATTCTTCTGCGTCTTTAGTTCTCTCTTTAACTTTCTTCAAGTCTTCATTATCGGAGATCTTACCGCTATTCATCCAAAGCATTTTATTTTCATCACCCATTCCAATACCCAGATCATCGCCAAACTCTCTCACTTTTTTACTCTTGAGATAAGTTTTTACCTCCTTATCTGGGATTTTGGATAAAATATCCTGCTTAAGTTTAACTCCATCCTCCGTAAGTTTGACTTTATCCTTCGTAATCGTTTCTAATTCTTCCCTAGCTTTTTTACGAGTGTCCTCTTGAGACTTTTGGTGTGCTCCAACCGCTTGAAGTGCGCCACCTGCCGACAACGCAAATGCTGCGCCTCCATACATTAATCCCATGATGGCAGGAACCGCAACAGCTAGCGCAATACCAATTTTATCGAAGTCGGTAAGTGCCCCTGTTTCCATCTTTGACACTAGAGCCTTCTCTCTTGCGCTCAGTTGATCCTTTTGCTTAGTCAATGCGTCTTCCCATTCCTTTGCATATTGAACGAGCTCGGGGGGCATTTGACCAATTCCATTCAGCCTGGCTAGCTCATCCATGATATAAGGATTTTGCTCGGCCATATCGATAGCTCCCGATACTGGCTGACCACCTTCCTGAGCTGAGGCTGTAATTTCTTCTTCTGTCAAATCCTGTCTTTCTGGGGGCTCACCCGAAGCCATTCTTTGAACGAATTCATCTTGGCTGGCTGGAATGCTTTGAACTCTATCATCCAATCCCCCTTCTGGCTGATTAACGCCTGGGGTATACGGTCTTAGAAAATCCAAAGAAGTATTATCCCCTTGCTGGGGCTCTACGCCTGGCGTATATGGTCTAAAGTAATCTTTGAATGATTTAGATTTTTGCTCTTGAGGCTCTTGGCCTGCAAGATTGCCGATATTGGCGTAATCTTCATTGCCAACTTCTTCACCCCCCATTGCCTGGATTGCATCCTCTTGAGGGAGATCCGCATTGGCAAAACCACCCAAAGCTTCAATATCCTGGGGATTATACTCGTCATCTTGCTCAGGGGATCGGGCACTACCAATCGTTTGCAATCCCTTAGTAAAATAATCGCCTAGAGAAGAGAGCAATCCCGATTCTTCATCGGGAGCTTCCTGTTTTAAAGGAATTTGTCTGGCATCTTGAACAGGAACAGGGGGGACATCTTTATTGACCCCATTAAATGCAGGAAGGCCACCATCAATTTCATCAATGGCTTCAATCCCATCATCCTCTATACCGACCCCTTTTAGAAAGCCTGGATCTGCAATATTGATTAAGTCTTGCGACTGACCAAAGTCAAACAGATCGTTTTTCACTCTTCTTTTAGCCATATATTTTCCTAAACTTGAGCATAATTTTTATTATAAAGGGCTGCTAAAGCATTCTGTCTTCTCTTTTCTCTTTGCGCTTCAATGTAATCTCTAGCTTCACCCTCAGCACCTAACTGTTGAGCTTGTTTCCCTTCTGTCAAAGATAGGGCAGCAGCCAACTTTTGCATGGCAATATCAATATCTTTCTCGCCTATGTCTCTCTCAAACTGTCTTCTGGTATCCAAAGCTTTATTTTGCAGCTCCATTTGCTGCGCCTGGGCCGAGCCCCCTCTAACTCCCCTTCTGCCTGCCGAAGAGGCAAGTTGACGTGAATAATTCTGCACATCTTTATTGATTTGATTGGAGGCCGTCTCTTGGAGCTGGCTTCTTTGGAAAGGGGTAAGACCCTGAACATTCTGGCTTACATCTTGGATAGACTGTTGCATATGCCCTGGACGACTTTTCTCTAAACTGTCAAGCCCTGGCTTAGCTGCCTGGGATGCCTGTTCCTGTAAAGCCCTGTAGTCGGCTGCTTCATTCTGGGGATTTCCCTGTGCCTGGGCGTTAGTAAATTCCCTTTGGCCCTGCATTTGTTTTATTCTTTTTTTCGCTCTCTTGTAGCTGGACATCCTATACCTCTATCTAAAAAATATTACTGTTATGACTACATCTACAGCACCATTATTGAACAATCGTAAAGTCTGTAGATCCCAGACCCCATCGGTAACTAATCCGTTCCCAGTCTGCCGTGTGATGATTCTAGATTGGGGTATGGAGCCAAGCTGATTGGTTATTAAAACTTCCTCGCCTGCTGGAATTGTCAAATCTTTAGTTGTGAATGTATCGAAATTATCTTTGAAATCCAATTTTAAAAGACCAGTGAATAAACTTTTCATCCATGAATAAAGATCTACAGATAAAAATTTAACTATTCCTGTGGCCGAGGGCAGTTTTGGAGGATTAGTAAAAATCATCGAACTATTACCCTTCTGAAATCTGGGCTCATATCAAACTGGAACCCTTGTAGTTTGAATGTGCTATTCAGTTTGTTTAATTGCAGGGACATCTTCATAGCCTTAGCTACAGTGCCTTTATTAAGGTTAACTGTGATAAATGTATCCTGATAACCGCTCCACGGTGTCCAGCTCCAGGGAGGGATGCTCCATTTTGTAGAGTTAACCTTCTGCATGAGATCGGCAGAAGTGCTCACTCTATCCTCAATCCAATCTGCAAAAGACCTAAAGCATAGTTTTGGACGGTTTAATTGGTATAGCGTTGATATGTCATCGAATAGTAAAACAGCGTGAACGAATTTCTTTCTAACTCTAGGTTGACCGCCATCTTCCCATGAAGAAATCCATGTCACGCGAATTGGTGAAACATGATCTACCTGATCTATGAGCCTGTATTTTCTATGCTGCTTACAGAGGTTTACGGAAAGACCGCCACCGCTTTTTAATCTTCTTTCTTGAAAAAAGAGGTTATTATCCAGCACATAGAAACCGCCAGCAGCATTAATTCGAGTCCAAATAAACCAATTCTTACCCTGATAATCGTACATAAGGATTTGACTATTGTCATTAGCACCTTTCGCTCCTGTGGTTTTTTCACATGGTAAAAATAAGATGTATTGATTGTCTTGAGTATAGTTTACGGCCACTGCTCTTCTAAACTGATACTGCTTATTTACATCCACATTAGGCTCTCTAAATACCCTGTCAATCGGCCTAGAGATAGGAACAGGGTTGCCGAATTCATCGGTTGGGTAAAGAGTCTTTTCGGCCAGGGCATAAACTCCGCTGGTATCGCAAAAATACAATAAGCCTGCAACAGACTTGATCGTATGATGGGAAACGCATCCTATGTTTGACCCTGGGGAAATACCCTCAACGGTAAATTGATCGGTTGCAAGCTCTCCGCTGATCGCATAAAGAGATTTATTCTTAGTGATGATTAGGGTAGATCCTGAGATCCCTGCCCCTGTTACGTCATCATCCACCGAAGGTAGAATAAAAGAATTCGTAGCAAGTGGAACGTATTCGGGGAAGCCAGGCTCGCTATACCAAACGAAATCATTGTTAGTGAGGTCTTCTGTATAAACAATCTGAGCATTGTATGTTAAAACTACTCCTACTTGGGGAGGGGGATTGGGAGCCCTGGCAGGGGTTACATAATCCCTGAGCAAGCTGGCATCCGCGATATTATCCAACCACGTACTAGTTGTGGCATAAGAATTATTTGGAACTGTTCGGACAAGACCAGGAATTGTCAAGCCTGCCTGCGTTCTCCAAATATTGATCTTTAGATTATTCGAGATAGGGGCATCATTATTAATTGAGGCTGGGGCTCCATCGAAAGTGATCGAGTTGAATGTGACCAGTAGTATTTTTCTCGTCTGTTCTACACCCGAAGCATCAATAAAGTAAGCTGCGTCCCCTGGCTGCATTGTATGATTGGGATCGACAATAAAAGTATTTACGCCTGCCTGCCCTCCATCCGCTACTGCGCCATTAGTATTCCAGCCTGACCCTTGGAGCAAGTTAGTCACTGTGACATTGACCATCGAGTCGGGAGTTATGGCGATTGAGAAGGGAGCCGATAGAACACCCTCTACGATTCTGCCTGTATTATCCAATTGCTCATAGGTGATGTAGTACAGATGTGTGCCTGTATTGACATTTCCTGGAGCTCCTTGAACGGCCGAAGGGGCTGCCCCTAATGGCATCCCTGCTTTATAGATCGTCTGTCCGTCATATTTCATGATCGGATCGAAACCTGTGGCAATGTAAAGCTCTTCCTCGTAGGGAGCGAATGTAGCAATCCTGAATTTTGGAGAGTTGATTTGAGCGGCCAAACCAGCAAACGTGCTAGGTAGAGTTCTATTGGCCGACACCCAATATGACCAAGTGAGGACTACCGATTTTGTGCTCGGAATATTTGTTTCTTCCTGGATCTCAATGAAAGCCCCTGGCTGAGCAGTTGATCCAGTAGTAACGACCGAAGCCCCTGGGATGGCTGCAATCTGCGGAACTAAAGAGGAGATTAGAAAAGGGGACGAGTCATCATACCCTTTACCCATACATTGCGAAAATTCCTCTTGCAATGTGGAATTGTAGGTTGCTGTCACGCTTCCAGTAATGCCCGAAAACGTCACGGAATAAGCCCCAGTCGCGTAGTTTATCGAATTCATGCCAACACCTGTATTCCCAAAGAAACCGCCGTCTGCGGTGTCCCTGATCGTCAGAGTGCCGTCTGTCATCTTAATACTACCAGGCGTTAGGGGAAATCCCGCTAAAACACCTGCATAGGTCGCGGAGCCTGTGCCTATAACAGAAGAATAGCTCGTAAGCTTCTTCATTCTGAAATCTATGCAATCATTGATTAAAGCTTCTTCATTCACAATGGAGAGGGGATCAAAACCACACTCTCTTATGTCCGAAGTATTGGCAGGATCTACAAAAATCTCATAGGTAAGGTACTCATCGGCAGTTGACCCAGTGAAGCTAATCGTCATTGTGCCTGTCTCTTTGATATAGAGATTTCCGTCCAAGTCAATTGTGACTTCTTTCGTTATGTTCTCATCAAAGTCTTCATAGACACCATTACCAAGCCCTCCCTTATTGGCAGCCACTACTTGATAGCCTCTGCGAGGAGAGAATGAGTTATCGGGCTGCCTGTACATATTCACAAGGATCTCGGCCACATAGGCAGGACGAGTGTACTTGGAATCCGTTGAGAAGCCTCTTAAAGCTGCGTAGTCTTTTGTTAAGACATGCTTTGTCATTAGTAAATCCCTCTTCTACCGAATGGATAAGAGGATCGTCTAAAGTTGTCTACCCATCTAACGGGATAAACACTAGGACGATACCTTCTAAAGGCGTTTATCAACATATCCAGGATCTGCTTCTCTTCCAGCATCGCCTCTTGAGTCTCACTGGTATTGGATTGCAATCTCAGCATCCTCTTGATTGTATACTCGATAAAGTAGTCTTCACATTGAATATCTAGCTCAGAATGAGTTGAGGCGTATTTTCCTCTCACCACATAGACAGGATCTCCAGCAGCGATTAGGGCATCTAAAGCCGTTAATTCTGTCGGAGGCATTATATAATTAGGATCGGCTGTTAAAACCTGTGTGACTACGTTATACCCATTCAAAGGAATACCGTTGACGACTGGATCACCAAACCTATCTACCAAACAGCAGAAGTCAACTTTATCAAGTTGAGAATCTGCATATTCACGCATTTGAGCATCTTTCTGGCTAGTCGCTGTAAAGTCTAAAAGAAATGTATAGGGAAGAACTGTTCGAGAAGCAACTAACCCCCTACGTATATCTACAGTGCGCATCCTCCTCTGATAGTTAATAATCAAAGAAGCTGGCTTAGTAATATTTGGAGTGGGAGAGATAAGTATCTCACCATCACGAATGCAATACATGTCAGGGATATTTATTGGATAATCAAACCTATCTTGAATCATTCCCTGTTTAAGGGTAACGAATTGATAGGCCGTATTTCCCCATAAGAACCTCACATCCATGATCCGAATCGCCATGAATACGTCGTATGGTATATCGTAAGCCTGCTGACCTGCGAATACATCGGTTATGTACTCTCGGATATAAGCAGGGTTATCGACTTGCGTAATGGCATGATACACATTATTCTGGGAGCGATTTATAAGATCCACCATCACATTATTATCCCAGCCTTCTGTGAGAGAATACTGCTCGGTATAGGACAAGCCCCTTATCTCATCAATCAACTCCTCGGTGCTTCTCGTGCTCATCTGACCTCTGACAATTCAATTTTTTCTTCAATCTTCTGGCCCTGTGGTATTCGACAATTTTTTGTTTATTATTGTCTGCATACTTTTTCTTTGATAATGCCACCTTTTCGGGATTTTTTCTTTTATAAACTCTCTGTTTCCATAAAAAACATTCTTTGCATCTTGAATGGACACCATTTGACTTTTTATAAAAGTTATTTAAATCCTGTAATCGGCAGCAATGCCTACATCTTTTTTGCTTTACCTTTTCCAATCTTCTTACTAATCGTCATCATTGCTAAATTTTTTCTATGCTCTTTTGTAGGACGATTATCCTTTTCTGGATCGTCTTTATCATCTTCCATGTCGTCAATGCCATCATTAGACCATTGCTCATCACCCATCATTTCGGGCTCTTCTTTGTCTTGAGGTCTGCGTCTTGGAGTATTGTTCCTTGATTTTTTCTGACCAAATGCGCTCATAGGATCCCCAAATCCATCTGTGCCATCTGTGCTATCATTCTCTTCTCGATCTTCATAGAAGTCTTTACCACCCTCAGAATCATCATCATAATCTGGATAATCGTTCTCGGATTCTTCATCAGCCATTTCGCTTTCATCTTGATTGAAATGCTTTGAAAGCATCTTCAACAGTTTTTTATGTTGCGAATGCTCTTTTTTTACTTTTAAGTCTTTCATAAGTTCTTTCCTTATTTTGATAAAGCTGCACGCACATTAGCTGCCACATCCATGAGAGCCTTCATGCGATGCGCACGACCCTCTCTTTGTCCGCTTCTTTGATCTTTAGAAGCGTCGTAGGCATTGGATAATGCCTGACTGAGCAAGTCAGCCTTTGTCTTTCTTTTCTGCTCTTTTGCACCGATCTTGGCTACCTTCTTTTGAGCCTTGGCATTCTCCCTAGCTGCTAAGTAATTGCCTGTAGCTTCTAAGGCTTTTCCACCTGCATCGAACCATCCACCGCCTGGAACTGACATATATTTCTCTCGTTATGTGAAATAATTATTGTTATTAAACTCCATAAAAAAATAAATATACATACATAAATTCTTGCGTGTATCTTTATTTCTTCTGGGAACACTATTTTTCCTTGGAGCCTGGCGTTAAATCTACATCAACACCTGTTTCAACTTTTACTATTGCCTCAGCAACTTCCTCAATCAAATTATCTTCTGGAAGCCCCATTTTTTTCTCGATCAGAGAACATCCTGGGAGCAACAAGACTGAACCGAAAACGATCCAATACCACAACTCTAAAAACTTCATAAATCCACCTCGTCACAAGGAAATTTTGGGCTTTTAATACTGTTAAATATTTTTTCTCTTTCTTTGTCGCTTGTGGCGTTGGAATACTCTAGAACTAATCCATCGATCTTTTCTTCCAAGTCTCCTGCGCAAGTAGTCATTTCATCCAAAAGATACGTATCGTTCTTCAATAGAGCTAGAAGCACATCCTTCACTGTGTAGTAATGGAAAAAGTCGAAGATGACGTTGAGGAATTTCTCAAACTCTTCGTCCGTGCATATGTATTTCTCATTTTTTGATTTTTTCATGCGATCGTTGCCATGTAGAAGATTTTGCCATATATTCTTCTCTGGCCGATGATAAAGACCGAGTTGAGTATATTTGTAAGAATATTATCATCAAACCGCCAGCTACCGCCAGCCACCGAGCTATCATACGCTGCGAAACCATTGCTAAGATCTGCACCATTATTTGAAATTAATCCTGTAGATCCATTCGCTATAAATAGACCTCCAGAAGCTATTGACTCGAAAGGAATGAGTGGGGTAGCCATAGCAGTAACGACTGCCCCTGCGCCTGCTGTTCCTCCGTCTCCATCCATCATGTAGCTTGCCATTACCCTTCCCTGCCGAGTCATATTGTATTCCCAGCTATTGGTAGTGAAGGTCGGGGCTGTGCCACCGTTTGCTTTCAGGAATGTTCCTGTAGCAGCTCCAAATGTCCCTACGAGCAAGTTAAATGTAGTACCTTCATTGAATAGGCCAAACCCATCGGAATTGGCTAATGCCTGTACAGCCCAATCATTGGAGGCGTTCATTCTCATTCTAAAGCTGCCTAATGGAATGCAGGGGTTTTGGTCATAATCACCTAGAGTGACCGTATCGAAAATGAACATGCTGCCCTGGGTATTAGCCGTTGCTGTTCCTGGGCATCCGAGATTTGCTGTGATAGGGGATGAAGTTCTATGAGGGACGCGAGAGATTGCAAACTTCAATATCGTCTCTGCATCATTCAATATGCCGTAAAGGTAAAAGGGAATATCCGAATTATACGCAACGGAAGTGGTTAGGCCGAATAAGTTCCCGATTATTGTCGAAGCCCCTGTGCTATCGATAAAAGATTGATTAGCTAAGATAGTCATCGGCAATAATTTTCCAGGAACCGTTTTGCTAGGAATAGTTACATATCCTGGATTTGCATTACCCAAAGCTACGCCATTTGCCCCTAAAACCGACAGTGTGCTCGCGCTATATGAGATACCCAATCTATGAGCCCCAGCAAGTGAGATGCTGGCGTTCACGTTTCCATTAACTGTTCCTGCGGAGGTTGCCATAGATTTCCCTTAATTTTGATGATGAATTTCTTTTTACCTTATGTTATATTCCCTTTAACATGAGGTTATATGAAATATTTACTAACACTATGTTTTATTCCATGTCTTCTATTTGGACAAGACCTTCCCGTAATACTCTCAAAATATGAAGCGATCGTTTACACGACAGATCAGGGAATATTTTTACAATACCTGGATTGCGTTTGGAAAATAGATTCAATGCATCCATATGGTAAATATCCCGATTAACCTACACGCGTTGCTGAAATACGACCATATGCTGTACATGCACCAGCAGTCACAGAGGCCACCCCTACCATATAAACTGTGGTAGTGCTAGCTAGTGTAATTCGATAAGAAGGGATAACTTGGGTCACAGGATATACGTTAGCTGCTGGAGGATTTCCTGTTGCAGCATTATCTCCAGCAGTTCCTGGTGTTGCACTTGTTGTTGAGATAGAAACCCCTACAAAAGATCCTGTATAAGTAGCATTAGGATTAAATATACAAACGCAGCTCGCATCCCATATCCCTGCGGTCAAACTTATAGACGTGATATTTGTCTGTGTGAGATTTGTAAGATTTACTGCTGATCCTGCTGCTACTGTAGCTCTAATTTGCTCCCCAATAAAACCTGCTGGCGGTGCGGTATTTGTGTTATTACCTTTCATTTGAACGCCAGTGGTCAACACTTGAAAATTGGTCGTGTCAATGGAAGGGACTCCCGATGTACTCGTTGTAAGCACACCACTATTGGCAGTTGCTAAAGCTGCCATAACGTTTGCAGAAGCTGCATATAGTAATGTATTGATCGCATTCGTATTAGGATAAGTGCTTGTGGTAGCCGACCAATTCGTCCCATCTGCCCGAAGGATCGCCCCTGTCGCAGTCGCTACTTGAGAATGTCCTAGCCCACCAAATGCCGTGCCAACAGCCGTACCTTGCCAAGTTCCCGTTGTTATTGTACCCAAAGTGGTTATGGATGTCTGGCCCACATAGGCTGCATCAATATCTATCTGCGGAGTTGTCCCCCCAGTAGATGTAATCCTATTAGCAGTGCCAGTAACGCTAGTAACAGTAGACCCAGCATTGCTTATTAAACTCCATCCTGTGTTTCCTGTTCCAGTAGATTTGACATACAAATCACCTGTCGATGGATTGTGGCACATCGAAGAGGGATTTGCAGAAACGTTTCCGTTTGGACTTCCTGTGAAGTTGACAAACGAAATGTCATTAGCCGTTGCTTGCATATCAGAAATGTCAGTGGAAGCCGAAGGCTCCAATCTAAATCCGTTGCCAAAGACTGTATTATTTCCTATACCAGCCATATAATCACCTTAAGTTACGGCAGCCTCAGCCGACCAATTTATTGTCAAAGCAGCGACTCCGAGAACTTGCAAAATCGCATTATTTGCAGATGCAATGAAATACGCATCTGCCGTGGATAAAGAAGCATCTTCATTGAATACGTCTTGGTCGCCAACTAATGTTGCTGTCGCACCATCGGTAGTAAATGTAGCATAGACGTTATAGCCTGCACCTGCTGGACCTGTTGCCTCATAAGCCTTAACTCTGGCTTCAAATTGGAAAGTTCCTGCCACCCCTCCTAATGGGAAAGTGATGACATTTGAAGTGACCGCTCCGACTGTAGTTCCTGTGCCAGTCAATGGGGCATCTTGGAATGAAGGGGCAACGCCTGGCCCATTGGATGTCAGAACTTGTCCGAGAGTTCCTTCCCCAGCATTTTGGAATGGCCCTGTGGCAGTAGTTCCACCCAATAAAACTCCAAATGCCGTTGTAGTCGCAACTCCAGTGCCACCATGAGCCACATCAATAACAGTACCATTCCAAGTACCTGTCGTGATAGTGCCTAGAGTAGTTATTGAAGTCTGTCCGACATACGTTGATGCTATATCTATTTGAGGAGTTGTTCCCCCAGTAGATGTGATACGATTTGCGGTTCCCGTGACCGACGTAACCGTTCCACCTGCATCTAGCTCAGGTATAATGGTTATACTGCTCATAAATTCCTCATACGTATTCTATTTCGATCCAAAAACTTTCTTCTGTAGGCACGGTGTCATATTTAACATAAAATTGAGTGCCAGCCTTGCAATACATATCATCGGTTTTGTCGTCTAAGATTCTACCCGATTTTCTAGGCTGTTTTCTGGTATTCATCGCTGGATCTACAGTAAAATAAATACTAGTATCTGTATTATTGAATACGGTTACTCTGAATGCATCATGAGTTAATGGAGCACCTAGGGCAACATAACCTGCGGTTATGCTGCCAAAGGCGACCTCTCTGATTGCTTCGTTTTTTACACTATTGCCCGAATTACTCATTGAGATCGCCTCCGATTAAAGTACAAAGCTTGTGGTTAAGAATGACGTAACGCCAACTTGCCAATCAATATCATTGAGAGGGGTTGTTTCATCATCCCTTGTAACTCCAGTGATTGTCATCCCTGTAGTAATCGAACCGCTATGAGTAAACGCAAGCGTATAGGCTGCGTTTGCTGTCAAAGCGGTTAGGGTTACATAAGGGTCTTCTAGTAACGACCGATTGAATACAAGGGTCTGGACGTTTGTAGTTTTGGCTATTGTACAAAACGCCTGACCCCTTCCATCCAATCCAGCCGATCCCTGTGTTGCGCCTACAGCCGAACCATCAATGCGGAAAACATCCACCTTGGGACTTGGCTGGGCGTAAAATACTGGGTATCCTGTATCAGACATATGATCCCCCTTATGATGTTGCTAAGTTCTTTATGCAACCAACAAATGTTGGAGGAATATAGAAGTTTCCATAAGTCGCGTAGAACATTGCAAAGCTGTCCAAGGGTGTGCCTGAGACGTGCAATGGAAAAAAGATACTATCACCATTCTCAATAAAACCACCGCAATCTTCCCCTCCAGCACCAGTGTCAGGGCGTAATTCAAGTGATACCTTGTTTCTGGTTATAGCGTAGATGCGATTTTCCTCTACGTAAGGGCTCCAGTGGATTCTGACTGTTCTACCATTTAGTTTAACGGCAGCAATCTGGCTTCCTGCTTCAATGTCAGGTGCAACTGCTGGCTCAACGTAGATGATAGATTTCGCATCTTCACCGTCTTCAAACAATCGTAATTGTGTGTGAGAGAAGATGTAGTCGGAAGGTAATACGCCACGTGTTTGGAAGCGCATCTCTTGGTCTAATCGACGGAATAGCTTGATTGATGGAGCAGAGCCTTGAGCGTCGATGTTTTTAGCAGCCCAACGGTAGCCAACAGGCACACCATATAGAGAGCCAACAGTCGTATCGCACACACCTTTCAAACCAAACATTTCATTGTCTTTAGACTTCTGTTTGTACAAGCGATCATTTGCCAAAGGCACGTCTGCGCCAGTTTGACGAACGATACGGATGATATGAAGATCCAAGTCAATGTCTGTAATCAGGAACAGAGATGTACCTGACGCTACGTTGAGCAAGTCATTCATAATCCAGTTAGCTTCAATCCAGCTAGCTGTTGTGATCGTAACGGAATAGTCGCCTGGGCTATTTGTCGTTACGGACTGAATGATACCCAAAGTGCCTGTACCATCTCCAAAGAATTGACGTGCAACTTGCTCGTTAAAAGATTGTTTTAAGATCTCCATCGAAAGTTTTGTCGCATCTTCGAAAGCACCTAAGTTATGACCTGCACGTCTTGCAGCCTTCATTGACTGGTTATCAATGACAGAAGTGCTATAAACGCTCTTGGCGAATAGCACTGGCTGAATGATGTAAGCGGTCGAGCTAGATGGCAATGCGCCAGAAGATTGACCACCGCCGTAGTCTACCAACTGAGCCATTTGAAGCTTGCTACCTACGAACTTTTGATTCTTTTGGATGTAACCGATTAACTGGCGGTTATCCCATCCTGCTGCATCTGTCTCAAAGCCCCCATACGCGATTTGGTATAGGTTGGACAGATCTGTTAAGCTAATCTGCTGTACTACAGAGCTCATTTAATCCTACCTTTTTTTATGTTGTTCTTTCCTCTCTTGAATTTGTGCTTTTAGGGCTTCAAACGGCGATAGTCTGCTTAGATCCTTTTCAGGGGATTTGTAATTGACCGCTGCCGATTTATGTCTCTTAGAAAGCACACGCGCTGCGTCCGTACGCTGCACGTTATTGACTACACCCTTAGCCAAGTCGAGCAAGTCACGCTCGTCAAAGTCAGGGTTTTGTCGGAGGACTTTAGACAACTCAAACACCAGGGGGTCACGAGGAGTCGCCTTGGGGTTGAATTTTTTCAGGGCGTTGTAAGACGCTTGCTGCAATTCAACTTCTTCTGCCAAGTCTCCAATCCTTGTGAAGAGATCTTCTTCGTCCTTCACTGTGCCTTTCAAAATAGGATTTGTTAGAATCTGGTTTCCATATTCAAAAATCTTATCCTCAGAAAGACCAGTGTCGTTCATTAGCTCCATCGAGAGCCTTTGAACTTTGGCTTCATTCATCACCTTTGAGGTTACTTCTCTTTCTTCTTCGAGCTGTTGCTTGAGTTCAAAAGCTTCACGCTCGGAAGGAGCCATTTTAGCCATCCCTTGCGCTTGCTTGCCTAACCCTTGCAAGAACTGTTTGAAGTCGAGATCGGGATTAACCTTTTGGACGATTGCAAACATCTGTTTCAATGCGCCTAAAGGGTTGTCCACAGCTTTTTTCCCTGCACTAATGAAGGGATCGAGCATCTGTTTTTTTTGCTCGGATAATTGTCGCATTCTATTTCTAACGGCAATACCCCCAGCAGCAGCATCACGCATTTGCTTGAGGGACATCTTTATAGGCTTGCCATCCGCTTTAAATTCCAATATCGCATCTGAGTCTAGATCGAACGTTTCTTCGCCTTTCTGGAAGCGGAAGAGGTTTTTGGGGAGACTATCATCGGCTCCTTCTTCTCCTTCTGTTCCTTCACCCATCTGTTCGCTATTTCGGGGTGTTGGCTGAAAAGGAACCTCTTTTGTTTTTCGCTCTTGAAGGGCATTGTTTTTCTTTGCCTCGATTTGTTCTTTTAAAGCTGAAAATGAGTCTGCATTCTCTAAGTCTGGATTCTCTAATACTGTTGCGTGCATGCCAAGTCTCCTTATGGGTCTAAATTGGCGTTAATGTGTCATCTTGCGGAGCCTGAGCTGCTTGCTCTTCCGCTATATCAAAAGGCGGTAATTCCTGTTCTTCCGCTGGGGCTGAAAGGTTATTGTCGGGAACACCGCCAAACTCTGGTTGTCCCATTCCCCCTGGAGGCTGCGCTTGCATAGGCTCATTTAAGGGGGTTGGGTAATAGAACATCGGGAATTGTCTTAAGCTCATCATTCTTTGTTGGAATGCTGGGCTCTCCCTTGCCTGCTCATACATCAATTTTTCTGTAGCGGTCATATGACGCTCAAATAAGTCTTTCACTTCCTGCGGAGATGTTTTAAACTCCATCGTCTGCATCGGAATTCTGTGAGTGTCCCAGTGAGTAATCAAATCTTCATATCTTTCTGGATCTCGAATCTCCTCTTGATTGAGCATGTCCTCGTTCTCGCTCTCGGCTGAGTTAACTGCTGCCGTGATCGAATTCGTGAACTTCTCGCTCTGGGACAATCCGAGCATATCGACAAAAACCTCATCTTGGATGATCTGAGGGAATTCCCTCTTTAGAGTCATCATGAGCTGAGTTCTAGCTGCCTTGGAATTCGCAAGATTTCCTGTAGTGGAAAGCTTTACGTCATAGACCTTTTGAAGATTCTCAGGATTGAAATACTTCAAATTTACTTTATTGTTTCTGCCTACGATCTTAATCAGCCTGCTGACTTCTTCATCGTAGTGATCTCTTGCTATGGAGATAATGTTTCTTAAGACATGCTCCATCGATTTGATGTGATTTTTTATCGACGGTGCAGCCAGTTGAACGCGCTGATCTTCGAAATGTTGCAGAGCAATAAAAGAATCAAGCTGAGCATTTGGGGTATCTCCGCGAGTCATGGGGGTAGTCATCCCCATCTCTAATAGGTTTTTCTTTAAGTCATCGCGGAATTTGAAGATCGAAGAAGTATTGGTTATTGGAGTCTCAATCTTAGGAACGTGGTTGCCTCTCCATTCCATGACCGTGATACCGTTTGGCATCCTTTGAGCATCGACACCGCTTGTCTCATGCACAAAGATCTTGGGGCTCTCGGCCTCCAAGTTATTGTAGATCTGATTTGTAAGGCGGTTAATGCCGCTTGTGATTGGTCTTGTATTTCTCGCCAGCATCGGAGCGCATCGCGTTCCGATTCCCATGTCCATTTCACTAAATCTTACAAAGGGAAGTTTTCTGTTTTCTATTAAACTCGGATTGTCTATTAAACTTTTGTTTACTAGGACAACGTCCTCTGTACACATCACATAACGACCCTCTGGCATGAATGGGTGAGAGCGATGATAAAATTTATAGACCAAAGTGTGATTCTGAGTCGTCTTGTCAAAACCGCTGACGGCATCGTAACGAACTTTATCGCTTGCGGATTTAAATTTCTTATTGTACTTGCGCTCCAAATACTCTGTCTCAATCCAGTCTACGTAGTAGCCCCAATTGCAATCCTCGTAGCGGAATTTAGGATCGAGCATTACATGATATGGCATTGGGTTTGCGAGAACTACATCCCCTTGTCTAAGGTATTTTCTAATTTTTATAAGCTGGCCTTTTTCATCGTAGACCTCGCGTCCCTGCTCATCTACAACGAATACATCCTCTTTAGCATAGACCTTAGCCTCTTCGAGCAAGTCACCAGCCTCTTCATCCCATTCTGGGACTACAAATGCCTCGCCAAATATGTTTTTCTGTATCTCCCATTTTATCCGCTGAATATCGATGTCCATATCGTAGGAATAACTGTCGAGCCACATCTTTACAAATTTGGCTGCGATTTTATCTTTATAGTCATCATTGTTCGGCAATACCTGGGCGGTCAATTCGTTGGATACGACCAAGCTGACTGAATCCATCACTAAGCGATAAAACTCGTTGATGAAAATCTCGTCAGGTTGATCGTCGATGACACCCTGTTGGAGATAAACAGCCACCATAGGGCTAAAGAAGTTCGGGTTTACCCCCAAACTGAGGAATATACGTAGATTGTTTTTTTGTTCTCTGAAAACTGGCTGATAATACATTTGGAGATAGGTATCGGTATCTCTAAACCAGTTAAGAACGTCATTGTCGTTCTCGACATTGACTGTGTAGAAAGGTTTTACGAAGGGAAGATTCTTTTGAGCGTAGAATCTTTGTGCGTCTTCTCTCATTTCTCGTCCTCTTTACCGCCAAAGGCTATTTTCATAGTCTTCAAACGATTCTCTTTAATCTTTTTAAGAGTCTCTTGGACAAGGGAGTCTTTTTCTTTGAGCTCATTGATGTATTTGTCAAAATCCTCTTGAGAAAGCTGTCTATCCAAAATGCAGAGAGTGTTATCGCAAATAATTTTTGAACAACTGCGAAGTTCAACTATTACCTTTTCAGTGTTTATAGAATTATCTTGTCGAAGCTGTCCAGAAATCTGTGTGAACAAAGTTATTAAAGACTTTTCTTGATCTTCAAGCCATTGTGAGAGGCTATTAAATCCATGAAGTGATTCTTTTGAAGTGGATAATAAATTCATCCTGGCCATCATTGACAACTGATCCTCTCGGATCTTTTTTAGTTCTAGATATACATTGTAGATATAATATGAGCCAGTTAAGGCAATAATCAAAATGCTTGCTTCAAATATATTCATACACCTGCTATGTGTTACATACAATTTTTAGTTGATATAAACAACAAAATTCATTTTATACAAGGCTTTTTTAGTGGGATTTTACAAGCAGACAACCAGAGCAATTCCAGAAAAACCAAAATATTATGCGAAGAAGACTAGTGTCGCTAAAGAACGCATAGAGAAAAACGAAGAGCTTGAGCAAAGTTTTCTTCAAGACTGGGAAAGTTTAAGGGTAAGACACTCAGGGCAACAGGAACTTTTGGATGCCTTCTTCATAGATGGCAAAAAATACGTATTCGCAAGATTTGGCCGTAAGGGAGCCAAAACCGCCACAAACATAGACATTGCCTGGCGGTACAGTTACGAGAATCCCCGATCAACTACCTACATTTGCCTCCCGACAATCGTTCAAGCCATCGAGATCTACTGGGACGAAAAACGCCTTCAATGGTGCGACATTCAAGATCCTTGGATGTGCGAAAAATACCTAGAGAACGTAGATAATAATAAGCACATCATTACCTTCAAAAACGGTAGCACCATCAAGCTAATCGGGACATGGAGCGAATCGCGTGGCCGTGGTACGCAGCCGAACCTACTTATTGCGGACGAATTAAAAGACTGCTCTGGGGAATATTTAGATGCGATGGAGCCTAACCTTGCAGCCAAGCCTGACGCTCGCTGCATAATGACAGGAACTCCACCTAAAAAAAGAAGTCACTTCCACGAATGGGAAGATCGAATTAAGGCAAACCCCGAAGGGTTTCACCGCCATTATTCCAGCTACATCAACACGGCATTACCGCATTTGGCTGGCTGGCTGGACAGAAAGAAAGAAGAGCTTATTGCAGCAGGTAAGGAAGATGTCTGGCTACGAGAATACATGGCCGAAGACTCCTTCCGCTCAGACGAGAGAGTCCTACCTGATATTAAATTCCAAGACTTGGATGCCTTATTGCACTTGGTTAGGACTTCCGATGCCTCGGCATTTCATCCTATCGTCGGAGTGATTGTAACTGAGGAAAAAATCTGCATAACCTACTCGGCCTTATTGTATAGTAAGTACACAGGAACAAAAATCTTTACCTTTGAATCGAATTTAGTTTCTAGAATATGGGATCTTGGGTATCATGCGCTAAACGCGCAAATACAATCTAAAATTGAATTCTACGCAAAGATCTTCTCTAAGTCATGGAGGAAGGTTGTTTTCGATGAAACCAACTCTCTTTCTCATGTACTTCCAGGATTTTTCGATGCAAGAAAGGATTTAAATTGGAAAGTGCGTGGCATACCATTACTCCGCGAGATGATAATCTCGGATACCATCCAATTTGCTTCCCCTTCATCAGAAATAGGTGTTGAGGCTCAAAATCTTTTAAAAGAGGATGATATTCATGATTTTCCGAACGTTTGCTGTATGGCTATGCTGGCCAATGAGTTTTATCAACCACAGACGCTATCTAGGGTTGAAAAGGAAATATGGGATAAATACAAGCCGTTACGAGATGCTGGAATTCCGACCCCAGTACGAAGAAAAAAAGCTAAGACGTTATTCCAAAAGAACTGGAATTAGTAATGAATATTAACAAAGTGCCATTAATGAACAAAACCCCGACCGTAGTCGAGGCTTTGAAATGGTACATACTTGCGAACTACCAGGTAAACAAGTATCGGACAAAAAGCGTAACAATCACAGCCAAGATGATGCATCCTGGGGCGTTTGCATCATCATACCAGTTGTCTGTGTTTTTTGTCATACGCTTTTTGTCTGATTATTGTTTCCTGATATTGCAAGTAATATGCAGGAAATTTTATGAAGAACAGAAGATCTCGTCGTGAGTATCCTTTAGAGATACCAAATATCATTTTTGACTTAAAATTAAATCCATACGATTTTTTTGTTTATGTTAATCTTTGCAAGTTGGCAGGCGAAGATTACGAATATTGCCTATCACTGACCAAGCTATCAGTTTTATTCGGAATTGGTAAAACAAGGCTTAGAGAAGCAGTTAAGGCTTTAGAGAAAGGATCTAACGAATTAAATTTAAGATTAATACAAATAATCAGAAATAAAACAGATGATGGTGGGAATGCTATGATGGCATTTAAAATCCTTGATTTGCCAGAAGGAGGATTCTAAAATGTCATCCGATCAAATAGCAAATCAAAATGTTTGTATTCAGGAAGAAGAGTTACCCGATCATCATTTCCGCACAGAGATACCAAACTGTGTTATCAAATCAAATCTTGGATATGCCGCTCTTGGAGTATACACCCATTTGAAATGTATTGCTGGCGATAGCTCATCATGCTGGAAGTCAATGTCAACATTATCCGAAGAGCTTGGAATGGGTTTGACTAAGCTAAGAGAAATTTTAAAAGATTTAGAAAATGGCACTAATTCATTAAATCTAAAGTTAATAAAAATATTTCCAACTAAAAAACAAGATGGGTCTCCAGGAACAAATATAATTAAAATTATTAATGTTTGGGGATTTAATGGTATATTTAATAAAGATAAAAATATAAATAAAGATGATTCGCAATCCGAACCAGTACCTTCGCTAATAGAGGGTACGACCCTCGCTATTAGAGGGTACGACCCTCGCCATTCGAGTACAAAGAAGAACCCTATTAATAATAACCCTATTAATAAGAACCCAACCACCACCACCAAACCTCCTACCTCCAAAGTTGAGCCATCGAATCCATTGCTCGATGGTGGTGGTGGTGGTGGTTTTGAAAATTCTTTTGGAGATTTGTTTTATAAAAACACGGCTGGCGAATCGTGCAAGATTTCGCAATCGGATATTTACAAGCATTTCATCAAAACTCCGTTCGAAACCGCCATCATCCATGAGGCCATCGAGCAAGCTCGAAAGTCTACCGACCTGATCGGAAGCATAACCAAATACCTTGAGGCAATTTGTCTTCGACTGTCCAATCAAAAAAATGTCAAAGCTGAGAAGAAATCGGAGCCTGCAAAGAAGCCTGAATGTCACATACCGAACACGAGTCATGTTCCAAAAATGACTCTAGGCGAATGGGCTTTAAAAAATGATTTAACTTTAGCAAAGGACTTAGGACTCGTATGATTGTAAATAGCAAATTTCCTCCAAGAAGTGAACTTAACTCTGCTCATTTGAGCAAGTTAAGGATAAAAAATGAAGAAATGATTAGGCTTTCAAAATGGAATTCAAACCCCAAAGATTTTCTTTTATTCCTAGGAAGCCCTGGATGCGGAAAAACTTACTTTTGCGCTGCGCTAATCAACTATCGCATAGAGAAAAACCTGCCCTACGTCTTTCTTTTCGAGAGAGATTTTTTGGCAGGATTGCGGAATGTTATCGCATCGGGTAAAGACTACAACTACGATCTTGAAGTGCTTGGCGAAGTGCCGTTTTTAATCTTGGATGACATGGGATCGTCCCAGATGACCGATTGGCAAAAAGAGGCTCTTTTCGTTCTGGTTGATAATCGAATTATGTCGCGTTTACCTACGGTAATAACATCAAATTATTACTTGAAAGATATTCGGAGCAAGTTCGAGCCACGCTTCCATTCTCGATTGGCTGGGGCTAGAAATACGATCATTGAGCTGAACGATGATGATTTAAGGCAGGTGTTTTGATGTCCGATCGAATCAAAGTAACTTACATGAATTTACCCGAAAATCCCGATAAAGTTCTTGCGACCTTTGGTATGTGCATCATTAGCATGGATTTCTACCTACCTAAAGTGAAGCTGGTTAAACGAAAAGATGGGGGGCTCTACCTAGCCCCTCCTTCTGAAAAATATGTCAATCAGAGGTCTGGAAAAGAGGAATTCAGTAATTTCTGGTGGTTTGGCCCTAAAACGGCCGATTTTTTCCAGATTGAGGGGTTTAAGGCCATAAGAACTTATTGCAAAGGAAAAGGGTTGCCCGATCCGACCAATGGTCAATCCCCTGCCTTAAAAAAACAGGACTCCGCTTCTGTTTTTGATTCGTAATACGAAAGTTATTGACAAACCCACAATCGATTATTTATTGTATTACGTAAATACAAAGGAGCTTTATGGTAAAGAAAAAGATACCCGAACACGAGGTAGTCACCTTTCGATGCCCGAAAGATCTTGCTGCTAACCTGAAACAAATTGCAATTTCTACGATTCGTCAAACAGGTGAGATGTATACGCTTAGCGACTTGATTAGGGACACGCTTGTTAGCGTGTTCCCTCCACCAAAACAATTAAAGTTTTCGGACAAGGTTGAAAAGAAAAAATGAACGGAATATTGGCTGAATATATAATACATTTTTTTATTTCGGTATGTGCTTTTTTAACCGCAGCGCATATTAATACAGCATTTAAATGTTGGATAAGTAATAGAAAGGACAAAAAATGAGCATGCAAGAATATAATTTTACAGAGAAAGGGCTGTTGCTTTTTTGTGCCTCTTTTCTTTGCTTTGGATTTTATTATGAGATTAATTTTTTTGTGAATGTTCCAGGTGGCATGTTGATGGGTATGTCCATGTGTAATTTTATGTTTGCCAGATTGGAATATTTAGAAAAAAAGAAGTAAGTCAAATGAGTGAGCTACCAACAGAAGTTATTTACGAGAGGTTAAATATGTATCTTGATACTTGTACTCTTGAAGATTTATTCGATACAAAAGAAGAATTCGATGAATTTATGGAGCATTGTAAAGACCCTAATTTCGAAAATATTCCGTTTCCCTGGGAGAAGAAATGAAGTTTGAATATAAAATTGAAAAAAAATGTGATGGATGTGATGAAGAGAGATTTATACCGCACGTGATTCAAAAATTGGCTTGAAAGAAATTTGGCTCTTATTTAATGTGTCGTCCATGACACTAGACGACGAAGAAAGAGCAAGGCTCACAATACAGCACAAACAAGAACGTGATGGACGAATACGGGATCGAATTAAAGCGGTCTTGCTTCACGATAAGGGATGGTCGCTTCGGCAAATTGCAGAAGTTTTATTAATCTCTGACGAGGCTGTTCGCAATCACATTCAAGATTACGACTCTGCTAAAAAATTACGCCCAGAAAGTGGCGGTTCTCAATCAAAGTTATCAAATCTGCAATCGCAACAACTCGAAGCCCATCTACTGCAGTACACCTACTTATACATCAAAAATATTGTCACTTACGTTGAAATAACTTTTGGCATTAAGTACACAGTTCATGGCTTAAGAGGTTGGCTTAAAAGACACTTGTTTTCTTATAAAAAACCTGCAGTTGTTCCTGGAAAAGCTGATGAACAGCAACAAAAAAAATGGATAGCTGAGTACGAAGAACTCCGAGCAAAACTTCCTCCAAATGAAACAATTTGCTTTATCGATGGTGTGCATCCTACTCACAATGTTCAACCAGCATATGGTTGGATTAAAAAGGGAATTAGGAAAGAAATTCCTGCCAACAGTGGTCGTTCCAGGTTAAATTTATCAGGAGCAGTGGATTTGATTTCTTACAAGGTAATTATCCAGGCAGATCAGACTTTAAATGCCAATTCAACTATTGCTTTTTTTCAAAAAATTGAAAAAGCCTACCCAGACAAGAATAAAATTCACGTATTTTGCGATAACGCTAGATATTACAAAAATAAAGACGTTCATAATTACCTCGAGACTTCAAAAGTCAAACTCCACTTTTTGCCTCCTTATAGCCCTAATTTGAATCCTATCGAGCGACTTTGGAAGTGGATGAAGGAAAGCATTATCTACAATGCGTATTACCCTGGGTTTGATGAGTTTAAATCGGCTGTTTTTGGTTTTTTTGCTCTCATATCATCTCTGGGAGCTGAATCAGAACTAGGAAAAAGCTTCAGAAGTCGCGTCAGGGATAAATTCAGGCCAATTGGAGCTCCAGCTGCCAACTTTTGAATTTACTTCGGTATACAAGAGAAATGCATGGTTTAGATCCAAAAAGACCTAAATTAATAAATTTTATATGTAAACGATGCGACAATTCATATAAAACAATATCAAAAATATTGAAATACAATAATAAGTTTCTACCTGAAACTCATAGTATATTTGGATTTCCATTAGAAGAAGCTAAAAACATTTCTTCAATAGAAATAACAACTTACATGCCAAAAACAAATGGACAGAAAAAATGAGTTACCTAGATGAACAGAAAAAAATGGATTTCTCCCATATACCCGATTCATTTTTTAAAAGTGCGTCCCTTACAAAAGAAGAGTTCGTTGTAGTTCGTGACCTATTTACTAAGATGGCAATCGTCGTTAGAGACACAACTACTCTGGAGACATTGCCATTAGCACTCATTGCAACAAATAAGCTTTGCGAATCAATAGCGACCTCTTTGGCTGATGTTATAAAAATGATTAATGAAGAGCAGGAACGTAGAGGGGAAAATGAATAAAGCAGGAACATATGACGAATTTACATGCACCGCATGCGATGCAACATCCAATCTTATTAGACCATCCAAGTCAGGGGGATTTTACCCGACATTTTGTAAATCCTGTATCCAAAAGGCAGTACCTATGCAAACGTACACATTTGAGTTATCTAGAAAAATTTATACTACGTGCGAAATCAGAGCCGATAACGAGCAAAAAGCTGTGGACTTGTTAAGAGAGCGAGTTGAAAACGATGATGTTAACGAATTGGGATCAACATCAAGTGTCTGGGAAATCGACGGAATGACAATATCATGAGATTAAAACATATTAGCCTTCATAAGCCAAAAGACATTCCTGACCATGTTTTAGAAGAAATCAAGGATGTAGCGATTGAGATGGGGAAGTTAATACATCCAATTCTTCATACAAAGCATCCTAACCTATGCCTGGCTGCTTTTGCTTGGCTTCATGCAGTGACAATCAGGGAGCTTGTTTCTGACGATCCTGAGCAAGTAAGAAAGTGCGCGGTGCTAGAATGTAAAGCACTTTTGTCTAACATTGAGTTTCTTTTGTCTGTCGATAGCGAAATGAAAGGGGGAAAGCATGATGACTAGAGAAGAGCACTTGAAAAGATGCAAGGAACTAGCTTTAGAATACCTAGAAGATGGTGATGTTAGAAACGCAGTTACCTCGATGCTTTCAGATATGAGTAAGCATCCTGAGACTAGAAACTTTGCGCCAGTCTTAATGCAATTAGGAATGATGTATGCAGCCCAAATGGATGTTACAGGGGCAGAAAGGTGGATAAATGGATTTAATTAAAGGAGTGGGTATGGAATTAAATGTTTTGCTTTGGATACTTGGAGGAGGATTTACAGGCACTTGGGGGCTTTGTATTTTCTTCATGAATAGAACGGACAATTCTATTTCACAAATACGTACAGAAGTTCAGGAAATGAAAAAAGAAATCAAATCTGAGATTTCAGAAATCAGGGTAGAAATATTGGAAATTAGAAAAGAAGTCAGTGAGCTTTATCATTGCGTAAAAGACCATCACGGAAGACTTTGTGTTTTAGAGGATCGTGGGAGCAGACCATGAAGCCAAAATTAACTAAAGAAAGAACTAATGAGTTGCTAGACATATCTACTGAGCTTAGGAATGACTACTGCAAACAGCTAATGGCATTTATGAGCAGAGATGATTTAGAAGCTGTAGAGCAGTTCGTAATAAGCTCTACGGCATTAACAATGTTTATTTGTGATTATCATAAGCTATTGAATCTATTCGGAAGCGATATTTCTTTAGGGGATTTTTTAGATAAAATGAAGAGTCAATGCCTGATGACCATTAAAGAAGGCAAGGAAGAATAATGAAGCCAATCAATGATTATAATGATGAGACGGTAATGAAAATGTTGTGCGAATCATTCTCTGAACAATTGAAAAAAGTTTCTGTTCATCATGGTATGAGCGCAATGATTCACATGATTACCTATAACTTTCCAGGATCAAGAGAAGAGCTAGTACAAATAATTAGAAAGTCTTGGGATAGAAGCCACTATAAGGAAACAAATAATGAAGAATAAGTCAACGGATGAAGAATCAGATATGGTTATAGAAGCTGCCGAAAAAATAAGAGTCTCATTTTTAGAATCTATGGGAAGAGTGCTACGCGATAAAAAATTAGATGTACCACAGGGATTAACTGCTACCTATACCGCTATAGCATTTATTATAAAAGATTTTAATATAATTGCACATCATGCTGGTGACAAAGAAACCTTAAAAGACCTTCTCAATCGTCTAAAAGACGGATGTTTATCTCTATATGAATAACGAAGAAATCATAAAACAAGCCCTCATAGAGTTGGAGGATATTAAATATCTGATTGCGGAAGATCCTTTCTATCGTCATTACCAGAAGGAAATAAACGGCCGAATCGTCAAGAAAAGCGTTGCTAAGATTGATAGAAGAACTGGAATACCTAAATATTTAATGCAGCAAAGAATACACTTTAATCCACAAAAGAATCCGCTTACGGAGGAATAATGGGAACTTATACAGAATTACTTTTGAAATGCAGAATCGTCGATGGAATTCCAGAAGATGTAAACTCGATATTGGAATTCCTCTTTGGTAGCCGAAGGGTAACTATACCCAATCCCCTTCCCGATCATCCTTTTTTCAGGTTGCAAAATTGGGATGCTATAGGAAGGTCTGCCAGCTATTATCACGTTCCCTGCACTTCAAATTATTATAAGGCTCCTTATCTATTCAGCAGGTCAGATTTAAAGAATTATCAGAACGAAATACAGGCTTTTTTGGATTGGATTATGCCTTATTTAAATGAGCCTGATGGATCTTGCATAGGTTGGATTTGTTGCGAAAGACTTCCACCTTTCCTTATAGCCAAGAAATCAAAAAATGAATGGAATGAATTTACTTCTATGGTAAGTACACTCAATCAATTTAAAACCGATATACAGGATTTCCCGATGGATGATTGGCTTGTTGTTACCTCTAAGACAGGTAAAGATGCAGAGGGATTTCCTTTTGGAGAAGTTCTTTGCAGAGATCGTCATGATTTAAAGAATGCAATTGAGAGAACTGCCGATCCCGTTATTACCCCTCATAAAGAAAGGATTACTCATGGCTTCTGAGCTAACAAGTGAAGACCTAAATCAAATCATAGGATTTCTTCAAGAGTATTATCCCTATGAGCTCATGAAAAAGCTTGAAATAATGCAACAAGAGGCTTTCAAAAGAGAATCTCAAGCTCGTTTGGATATACTTATGAGCATGAAAAATAGTCCTGATGAAATTATACCACCTGTTATGGATTGGGTCACATGTAAGAAATGTTGGAGGATACATATTTCATCAAGACCTTGTTTACCAAAAGAATTGCAGGATGAGGCTATGTGCTTCCCCTGTTTTTGGTTTCATGATTATCCTTATTTATTTCATGCCTGCTTAAATACCCCTGGAGCACTTCAATGTGCTGAAACAGAAATCCTCAAAAGAAATTTATTGTTATAGGAAATGGGTTAAACATGGTGTCAATACAAAGCTATTACGAAGGAAAACTTATGGGAAATAGAGCTGAATGCCCTGTGTGCAAGGCTTGGACATCGGGTGTCTATGCCTCTATTAATTATGATATGAAGCCATGTCCTCATTGTGAGTGCCCTTATGAGGTTTTGGTGAAATGGAATACTTTCAGGGAAGAAATTGAAGAACATAAAGAGAAAAAGACAAACAAGGATCTTATTAAAAAAATCCATGAAGTCGAAATACAAAATGCGGTGCTAGAGTCAAAATTACGTAGACTTGAACAAATTCTTATATACAATCGGGACGTGTTAAAACCCTTTAACGATGCGATTAAAATCCTAAATAATGAGGTAGTAAATGAGCGTTCCGACGACGACGAGTGATACAGGAAAGAAACAAGTCTCTATAAAATTCCTGTTTAAGAATGAAGTAGAGCACACTTATGTTATCGAAGTAGAAAATGGTAACTTAAAAACTCTTCAAGACTTTATAATACAGGCCGCTAAAAATGAATGGATGCTTATTCCAGATAAAGATAAGGCTGGCCGCTTCTGTCTTGTAAAAACAGATGAAGTGGTTTGCATGCAGACTACATTATAATATAAATAAAAAAGGGGAGAGCAAGCTCTCCCCTCTTACTATGATTGATAACCGCATTCCCAGATCATCAACGGCACTGCGCCTGCAATATCCGTGTCTTGCAAGAAATAGAAGAACGGCATTACATTCAGAGCTGTTGTGAAGGTGTACGCAGCAGTCACGATTGGGGCTGACCCATCAATTTGATAGGTAACAACGCCTGTCTCATCCACATAAACAATCAATTCATGTGTCTCGGTATCTAGCCAATTATTGGTAGTGTCTGTACTTACAGTCGCAGCACTTGCCTTAATTGTTTCAATGGTGATGTTTCCTGCAATAACGTTTAATACCGCCATGTCAGCATAGTCATCAATGTTAGCCTGGTTGGCAGCTACGGATCTAAATCCAATAGCGCAATCATCCGTTCCAGATACGTCAGCAATTGAGAATCTAGCTCTCAAAAAGAAAGCAGCGTCAGTGCCGATGATAAATGAAGGGATTTGGCTCGCTAAGATACCATGATTTAATTCCAAACCGTCATTAGCAGTTTGATCCATAGACCCCATATTAAGGCCAGAAGCCGTAATAACAGGGGCAGTAATAGTTTGTGTTCCGAGAATAGAATATTCAAAAGCAGTCGTAGGCAAAATTAACGCATTGTTATTGCCTGCTGCACCGCCAGCAGCACCACCACCAATTAACGCGGTGACAGGGTTTTGCTGAAAATTCTCGTAGATGTACTTTTCATCCCAGTATCTTCGGTTGATTGCATCCGAAAATTGGTATTGCTTAATGTTAGAGGCTGTGATTACCATAAATGTCTCCTAAAAGGCTTTTTAAAGCCCCCAGGAAGAATATTAGTAAGTCTCTCCACCGTATGGAACTCGACGACCCTCTTTAGCTACGGGGGACATCATGTTTGATCCATACTTCTTTTTACCTGGTTGTGAAACCACGTTCTCTTCTTTTCTATCGCCTGCACCTGATGGGTTGCACATTTTAGGTTCCATTTTACCGACCTTTCCTGCCCCATTCTTTTTGTAAGAATTCATATAGTACCCTCCTTTGGGTTACTTTGAAAAACTACACAATTTTGTATTTAATAAAAATATTTTTTCTCATTCCGTAGGCTTTTCATCGGTTTTTTTGGTAGCACTGATGGAGAGAGAGCATTGATAGGTGACATTTGGAGTAACGATAATCGATGTATGGCTTTTTCTATTACAGATCATTTTTAAGAAAGTATCAACATCGGCTTTTTGAATGATGCCAATTGTTTGAGTCAATAACCCAACCAGCATATTCATTTGGAATTCACAGAATTTATCCTTCTGCTCTTGTGTCAATTCGGGAGTGGGAATTCTTAAATGTTCTTTTAAATCATTTGTGTTCATCTTCAAACCAGTCTTGGAGCCCATCACGGCTCATTATATAGTTTTCTACTTCCACAAGATCCCCAAAGAAAGCTACGGCCTCTTCTACATATAATGGAGATCCCATTTCACACACCCATTTAGCTTCAAATTCTTGCCTTGATGGTAATGATGACATATAAGCTGTCTGACGCTTAGTTTTTTCATTGAATGCTAGAGCTATCCCTACATTTCCACGTGTGATATAATCTTTAAGAATTATTGACTCACAATATTGTATGAAGATACTTTCTTTATTGGCATTCATCCAATTACTTAGCTCTAAAGCTTGCCTTACATTCATTCGTAAAATACCTCTACATATGCCTTTGATTTTTTTTGTTCCTGACAAAGCCCTTCATCTCCATTAAAAATAACTTTATGACAACTACCGAATTTGGCATTAGCCTCTAATGGGGGTTGCAATTGGTTTATGACTTGAGGTTTACTTTCCTCACATATTTGATTGTATCTAAAATGATCTACATGAGCCCTTAGAATATCCCATGCATAATTGAAGTCTTTAGATCCTATATCGGAAGCAACCAACATTTCTAGAGATTCTTCGAATATCGTTTGAGCCTGTTTAGAAAATCTTTGGCTTAGACTTATTGCCTGTTTCATGTTCATTTAAACTTCCTTATAATATGCGGTGATCGTTTTATTTTTCATGTCTACGCGATGCTCCCCTAAATATCGAAATTCTAAATATTCGTTCTGAATTTCTTCTACTAAATCCCCTCTTAATTTAAGAGAAAACTTTTTAGACTCTGGCTCCCGATAAACTCTTGGGAATTCATCATTACAAGGACATTCTACTTTTTTTACGAAACCATCCTTATTCGATAGAAGCAATAGGACTTGGAATTGACATTTCATGCTTTTCTATGACCGTTGGTGAATAGTATTTAATCGATTGAAGATAAACTAGGCATTGCACTGTTGAGTTTTCAAATACATCAATATCTGGCTCCCCTCTCATATACACAACAATTTTACTATCAAATAGTTTTTCTACCTTCTCCATTGCTATATAACGGATGTTATTAGCAGGGATGATCGCATTAGGAAATACTACCAGCTTACCAGCTTGCTGGCATACCAGTAGTATGTCATTTAATTTTGAATGGATAGATTTTAGATCATGTTCATTCATGCGTTTATTGGCTCTATTTTGTCTACTGGAAGAGGCTCAAATTTTGGAGGGTTTTTCTCTAACTCTACTTGCTCTTTCAAGCTCTCAGTAAAAGCATACTCGATAGCCTGATCTCTTTCTTCAAACCATTTAATATGCGCAATACTAGTCTTGGTATATCGAAATACGCTATAGCCAATATTGCAATTTACGGCCTGAAAAAGAATGAGATCTTCATCTTCACTCTCTTGTTTGGGAGGACGGTTGTTAACCAGCTCAATTACCTTTCCAGCTTTGGTTCTATAAAATCTTTGGTAGCAGATGTGTTGTCTTGCGTTATTTTCCATTGGGAGATCCTTTCTATGTTGTTTTTTCTGGGGTTGGAGAATTGCTGGTAGGCTGGCTTACTGGTACATCTTCCATTCTCAGGAATGACTGTAATACAATTCTCTTACCATCTAATTCAAATAATGTATTATTGCATGAGATCTGCATGCCACAGACTAAAAAATTCAAGGTGGCTTCCGCTCCATAAAATGCGTATTCCGACTTTTGATTTTCTAGGCTCTCCATTATTAATTTCATAAGGGAAGACTTATTCATTGAGATCACACTCTTGATAGTGTGCTTCAAATTCTCGCGCATCGTCTCATTTACTTTATCTAAGATGGCTTGATCGTTACTTGGTATCGATGTCTCTTGATTCTCTTGTGTCATCGGTAATGTCTCCTAAAAATTGCAAGATTTTATCATTGTAATCTTTTGTATCACGAATTTGTGTAAGCATCAATAAAAAATGTTTAACATCTTTTACGATTTGCTGAGGGCTTGTCTTTTTTGATGGGAACATAGACTCCATCATATTGATCTTCCATAAAACCGCATGTGACCAGTTTATCAATGAGCACTTAACATTCTCTTCCACGACCTCATTCATTTGCTTATGAAAATCTGACGTAAATTTATTAATGACATCGCTTTCATCTTGTGCAATTTGAGAGAGCCTGCCGAAATCTGGAAGAGTGTTATTATTCATTTCAAACTCCTTTGAATTTTTTGAACATGAGGTCGATAGCTTGGCATATTAGCTGAGATTTATCAATCTTTTCTGACATTATCAATTTTGAAGTGTATATCTCATTTATCATCGATTCGCATTCCTCAGATATATAGAAGGTCATTTTTTTCTTCTTACTCTTTTTATATACGATCAACTTTGCTGGGTTAGGGTATCTTTGACCATCTAGCTGCTTAGATTCGGATAATCCCCTCTTTATCTTAGTCTCTAAATCTGATAGGCTCTTCATTTAAACCTCTCTGATTTTAAACGATCGATTATCTCTGTTGCTAATGTAAAATATCCAATCGCGCCTGTGCAGGTTACGTCATATTCAAATATTGGCTTATGATGGGCTTGCGCTTCGTTTAGCTTAATGTTTACTGGGATAGCAACATCAAAGATCAAATCCCCTAATGCACTTTGCACCTTCTCCTTTATCATTCTAGAAAGAGTAGTCCTCGTGTCATGGAAGGTGAAAAGAACTCCCAATATTTTAGTCTCATGGTTAATGACCGAAGAAATCTCCCTATTAACAAAGTTCAATGTCTCTATAAAATTTGACACTCCCTCTAATGCAAAATATCCTAGCTGTAATGGCATCACTATAAAATCAGAAGCCACAAAAGCATTTATTGAAAGCGTTCCAAACGTAGGAGGGCAATCTATTAAAATAAAATCATATGACAAAGGGAATTCTTGGATCTTTTTTCTGAGCTTAAACTCTTTTGCTCCCGACATAGACATCTTCATTTCTGCTAATGCTAAAGAATTTCCTGCTGGAATTATGTCAAAGCTATCACGTTTTTGAATTACTTGATGGATTGTGGTTTTCTCGGATGTTAGTAATTCACACATTGAAGGTGTTTTATTATCCAAAGAATTCTCTGCCCCTACACCTATGCTACAAGACCCTTGAGGATCTATGTCGACAAGTAAAATCTTAAAGCCCATCCTAGATAGTGCTGAGGCCATGTTTATTGCCGTTGTGGTCTTACCCACACCGCCTTTTTGATTTGCAAATGCTATAGTTTTCATTTTAACCTTTTGTAATACGTACTGGCATGCTGGTAAGCTGGCATACCAGTGTGCTGGTAGGTTTTGATAAAAGTCAAGATAATTACGATTTGTACAATTAAAATAAACTATGCGGTTGACTTAAATGGGGGAAAGTGATTAACATTACGACATTAATCAATTATTTAGTATTGACACACAGCACGAAAACCGTTAACATAAATATTTATATAATATAATATCCCCCCTTAAGGG